GTCGAACCCGTGGAACACCTCTCCGCGGACGTTCTTCAGGCTGATCGTGATGGTGGCCATTTCTCGTCTCCGCCCACTGTTGGCCCCGAGGCGCAGGCATCAGCTCATGTGCTGATGGGGAGAAAATCCCGCATTGTGCGGTATTGTCTAATCACGAATTGTTACAACACCAGAGGACACTGAATGACCTCGCCTACCATCCCGGTTGCCTCCTGGCGCCGGCCGGCAGGCGGCGCATCACGCGGCTTCCGCACTGACGACGACGCGCGAGGCCCGCTGCTCGATAAAGTCGAGAATATCGCTGGTCTCGTCGGCCTTCAGGGTATTGGGATAGTTGGCGACGACGTGCGCGCGAAACTCCGCCATCGTGAACGTGCGGCAGCCGGCGCGGATGATTAGCCCCTTGTCGGTATCGTAGGCCAGAAACTCGTAGCCATCCGAACGGGTGGCGCGAGCAACAAGCGAGCGCACCTTGGCACCGGCGAGGTAGGCACCGGCGAGGTTGGCACCGGCGAGGTAGGCACGGGCGAGGTTGGCACGGGCGAGGTTGGCACCGGCGAGGTCGGCACCGGCGAGGTTGGCAGCGGGGAGGCTGGCACCGGCGAGGTTGACAGCGGGGAGGTTGGCACCGGCGAGGTAGGCACCGGCGAGGCAGGCAGCGGGGAGGTTGGCACCGGCGAGGTCGGCACCGGCGAGGTCGGCACCGGCGAGGTTGGCACCGGCGAGGTCGGCACCGGCGAGGTCGGCACGGGCGAGGCAGGCAGCGGCGAGGTTGGCACCGGCGAGGTAGGCACCGGCGAGGTAGGCACGGGCGAGGTTGGCACGGGCGAGGTCGGCACCGGCGAGGTCGGCACCGGCGAGGTCGGCACCGGCGAGGTTGGCACAGGCGAGGTCGGCACGGGCCTTCACGCCCCACCGCACGGCGAGCCCAAGCTTAACGCTGGTCGTCGCGTCTTCGTCGCAATCGATCTCCGCCGTGAACTGAACGGCTCTGGTCCAGCGGTTATGCACGTCGAACTTGAGAAGGGGCATCGGTGATCTCCATTGTCTGGCGCCCACCCCTGCCGCACAGGGCGGCAAGCGTGTCAGCGGTCTTGGTCGTCGAGGCCCATCGGCCGGAGGGTGAGGTCTTCCCGGCGATCACTCAGGGCTTTCGCTCCGGTGAGGTGGTCCTGAAGGTGTCAGCTGATCGTGATGCGGGGTTTGTCGATGCTGGCCATCTTGTCTCTCCGGCTCTTTCGTTTCAACAAGGCCATTAAACGCCATCCCACGAGAAAAGAAAAGCCCCTTTTCAAAATTTCTTCTCCATTCGGTAACAAGCCTTCCGACCACGACCGATCGGGGTTGTTCGATCGATTATCCATCCCGTCGGTGCCAGCTTGGCAGCGAGGTACTTCAGCCTGACCACAGCAGCGTGGCGTGACTTGGCACTCATCGCCTGCTGAATTGATTCGAGCTGCACTTCACTGCCACCTTTCATCAGGTCGAAGACAGCCTGCTCACGGTCTGAGATCTTGCCCATTCAAATGCTCTCCATGATCTGTTTGATGTCATCAAGCACCATCGTGCTGATGTCTTTCTTTCGTTTCAGGTTAGCCAGAACTCCGCGATCGATTGAGCCTCGCGCAATCAGGTCGAAGTAGGTCGCTGTGCCCTTCATCCCTATGCGGTGGATACGGTCCTCGCTCTGCCAACGATCGATCGCATTGTAGGAATTCGACCAGTAGATGGCATCCTCGCAAACCTTCTGAAGACCATCGACCCCTTTGCCAGCTGCACCTGGAGTTGCTATCAGCTCAAGGGCAGCACCTGAAAGCAGGGCCTCTTTTGAAGCGGCGCGCGTAAACTGATCGTCCTCACCAAAGATGGTGACCGCCCTCGGGAATTTCTCGCGGATGATCTTTACATCTTCCTTGAACCGGCACCAGATGATGACAGGCCCTGAGATTGACTTGCGCAGACCCTCAAGAGCACTGAGCCTTGGGTTGTCATTCAGGTGGTGCACAACTCCACCCTCGTCTGTAACGAAGCCATTGCTTATCTGCTGGATGCGCAGCATTGCAGTGACGCCTGTCTTGGCGGCCACCACTGGGCCTTGCGAGAGTGATGCGAAGAATTGCTCCCTGAGCTCCTTGATCATCCTGCGCTGCTCATCTGAAAGATCAAAAACCACAGAGTCGTAAACCTTTTCCGGTAAGTCGAGGTCGCGCTTGGTGGCGCGGAAAATGTATGGGGCTGTTAGCTCCTTGAATTGCTCAACATTTTTGTGGCCAACGACAGAGTGGTTCCCAAAGCCTCCCATTACACAAAACTGCGCCCGGAAGCTGGTGAGGTATTTGTGGCCGATGATGTCAGGGTTCAGGAAGTAGAACTGAGACCACTCGTCTGTCAGGTCACGAGCGATCGGTGTTCCTGTCATGATTGCTCGTTGCCGAGTCACACTGGCAAGCTCTCGCAGCTTCTTTGACCTGACAGAGGCAACATTCTTGATTGAGTCGCTCTCATCTACAATTATCATCAGCTTGGAGCGGTGCTTCTCGGCGAACTTTTTGAGCAGCTGGAATCCCTTGCCCTTGAGCATATCAATATTGCCAGAAACAACCTGAAGCTCGTCTGTCGCCTTGCCGAACCAATGAGGTGGCTTCTTGCCTTCCCAGATCATCGTCAAAGTCTTGATGGAGGGCCAGATGTGACGTGCCATTTGCTCCTCGATCCACTGCGCGTGCACACCCTTGGGAGAGCTAAGGATGATGACTCCAGTGACAGAGCCCTTGAGGAAGCGATGGCAGATAATGTCGACTGCCACCTTTGATTTGCCAGTGCCTTGCTCAGAGAAGATGGCCCACTGCTGCTGGTCCTTGAACCTGTCAAAATTCTCCAGCTGGAAAGGACGCGGCGTCATCACGAACTCAGGGACAGGATCTGGTGTGATTTGGCGCTCCGTAGCGCGCGCTGCCGCAATGGCGATAGGCCTGATGTCCTCCTTAACAGCGTCAGGAAAAAGGGACTCAATCAGTCGAATGTTGACGGCAGAAGTCTCAAAGCGCAGGTGATTGTGAGCAAGCCAGCTCTTGCGCCCTTCAAGGCCGAGAGATAGCTTGGCGGCCAAAGCGCCGAAATTCCCCTTGGCTGTGCTTGTCTTCTCGTCAATTGTCAGTTTCACCTGATCGGCCCTTGTGCGTTTGAATTTTTATTTTCCGTCTTTGGACCTGAAAAGAAAAGTCTGAAATGGAATTGAGCACACACTTCTTTTTTCTTTTCTCGGTGTGGAATGCTACCCTTACCTTTCCTTCCCTCTTCCTCCCCTCTTCCATCGACGAGTAGGAAAGAGGTCGAGAAAAGAAAAAAGAAGGGCCATCAGGCCCCTCTCCTCGCTGCCTCCAGCCGCACGTGCTCAGGCACCTTCCAAGCGTCACTCTCAGGCGGCCAAGTCACCCCTCCCGCACCGAGGTCGATGGCCTCTGCTGCAAGCCGGGCGACGAGAGCGGCCATGCGCTTCCTGGAGGCTTCTTCGGTCAGATAGTAGCTGCACATTTCAATTCACCTCAGCTGGCTAGGGATAAAGTCGTGGGGCACGCAGGCGCGCATCACCTGCCCGTTGTGGGTGCCCTCGGCGTACAGAACAACCTTGGAAAGATCGCGGTGATGCCGCAAGGCTCGTTGGACGCGCAGCAGCACATCCCTGGCTGTCTTCTCTGTGCCTTCTGGGGAGAAGGACTGCTCGCGCCATTCGCCCATCGAGCAAACACGGGCTACGATGCAGTAAGCGCTGCGCAGCGCCTCCTCTTCTCGGGGTGTGTAAGTCGGCTCCTTAGCCATCAGCGCACCTCGACGTAGTTTCGGGCGAGGTCCCAGCCGAGGTCATTGGCGCGACCACCAGCTGCGCGGTAGTCCTCGTACCGAATTCCCTTGGGGTTGGCCAAGAGGATTTCGTAAGAGGCAAAGCCATGGGTCCCTGGACGACGAGGGTTGGTGGTTCGCTTTGCGATGATCATCTTGCCTGCCATCTTGCCGGAGCCGATTGCACGCCCACGCTTGCCCTTTGCAGGGGTCGCCTGCGGCTGCGGAGCGGATTCGGAGGACTTAGGAGCCTCCGGCACAGAAACGGGCTCCTCGACCACCGCCGTCTCCTTGGGGTGCACAGCCAGAAGAGCTCCCCAGACACGGCGCACCGCAGTGGCCCGGTCCTGGAACTTCGTGACCGGCTTGTCGGACAAGCCATTGTAGATGTGGATCAATGCCGAGGCAGTGAAGTTGACAGACCCCTTGAGATCCTCCTCGCTTTTGATCAGCTCGTAGGCGTTTCCGAGAGCCTGCGCCTCCTGCTTGGAGGTGACGCGCTTGACGGCGAAAGTCTTGGTGTCGATGCAGAACATTGTTGGTCTCCGTTTGGTTGACTTGGGAGGTGAGGCATTCGCGCCCCTTTATCATCAGCGGTAGTTTGAGGGTGTCTTGCTGGGCTCCATCCTGACAGAACCGAAATACTTGTCGTCCTTGGGCTTGTAGTCGCCGCTCTTGGCGAGTTGCGGCAGGTGCGAGCGAAACATGTTCGGGCTCATGTCGCCGCGAGCGTTGCCGAGATAGACGGTCCAGAAATCGTTGGACGTCTGGCTCTCAGCATTGGCGCGAAGGGCGGTGAGGGTCTGATCGAGGGTGCGGGGCATCTCAGTTCTCCGTTTCAACAAGGCTATTAAGCGCCATCCCGCGAGAAAAGAAAAGCCCTTTTATCACAGGTTGAGAATTTTCTTCAACCTGTCGTTTATCCGCGCCAAATTCTCCTCGGCTGCTGCTTCCGTGGGGTGCCATGAGCCGCACCAGTGGCGATGGAGATCGGAATTCTGCCTCAGCAAGTCTTCTGTGAAGGTAGGCCTCATTCCCCGAACGATCATCTCTTCGACGAGTGCCGCATGACGCGTCGCCAGCCACCCCAACTTGTCGTAGAAAAACTTGACGTGACCGGCACCGAGGGTGTAAGCCCCCGGTGCCTTGATCGTTGCAGGTGTCAGCCCTTTTGCTTGAGCGGCTCTGACCAACCCGAACACACGCGGCAATTCACGGTACTCTGCCACCAAGTGCAGCCTGTGCAGGGCTCCGGGAGCAACCACATTGATGCGCGTCATCACTCAACCCGCTCTATCAGGCCTGCCTTCATCGTGACGCGGGCGAAGAACTCTCGCCCCTTGTCAGGGCTGTGCGGCCATATCAGTGGCCGATAGGCGACAGAAAATGTTCCGTCGGCCCTGTACTCCTGCCCAAAGGCAGACGTTTCGCGAAAGCGCAGGCACTGGCCTTTGCATTCCTTGAGGGCTTTCTTAGAGGGATAACAAACCAGCAGTGTCATTTGCGCTCTCCTTGATCGATCTTGATGTACATTCCCAGATCAGCCCTGCGGACGGTGCCTTCCAAGAAATGGTGATCGGTGTGCCGCAGACCTTCTTTCGCCCCAAGGAGGTGAGGCGCGCATGAACCTCGGCATAAGGAACATCGCAGGCCAACGCGATCGCCTTGACGGAACAGTCGTTGTTCTCGTTGAACTGCTCTTTTGCAGTGCGATGAAGGGCCTTGAAGGCTTCCGGGAGGGGATCGGCGCGAGTTGGGCAGGGCATCTCACTTCTCCGTTTCAACAAGGGTATTAAGCGCCAGCCAGCGAGAAAAGAAAAGCCCTTTTATCAATCCGCCAGACAAAATTTTTCGGCCAGCCCAAAACACACTTTTCTTTTCAACTCGAATGGGACAACCTAGGCTCGCCGCAAAAGTGGATCCGCAATCGCGACCCAAGACGGCAGGAGCGACAACATGGCTAAAGCCTCGACTAAGGCAGTGGTACCTGCCAACCAAGCGACCAACCTCCCTGCAACCCTGGAAGATGTCTCTGCCTTCGACGGCATCGGCTCTGGCTTTGAGAACGTCACTGCGCGTGACTTGCTCATTCCTCGCCTGACTATTATTCAGGGCTTGAGTCCGCAGGTCTCTCAGGGCAAGGCCGAGTACGACCCCGATGCCAAGGTGGGCGACGTTTATGACGTCGGCCTTCAGCAGCGGTTCCCGGAGGGCATTACGTTCATCCCGGTCTTCTACCAGAAGCAGTGGCTGGAGTGGGCACCCCGTGCATCCGGCAAGGGCCTTCAGAGGATCCATGACTCGGAACTGGTCCTGAATGAATGCACCAAGGACGAAAAGACCGGGCGGCAGGTGCTTCCGAACGGAAACTACATCGTCGAGACTGCGCAGATGTACGGCCTCAATGTTACTGCAGAATTCCGCAAGTCTTTCATCCCCATGGCCTCGACCCAGCTGAAGAAGGCTCGGCGCATTCTGACTCTCGCCACCAGCGAGAAGCTGAAGCGCGCAGACGGCTCGACATTCACCCCTCCCCTTTTCTACCGGGCTTATGCACTGTCTTCGGTGCCTGAGTCCAACAACGAGGGCAACTGGATGGGCTGGAAGGTCGAGCGCGCCATGGCACTGACCGAGTTCCCGCACTGGAAGAACCTGCTTGAAGAGATCAAGGAGTTCCGGGAGTCGCTCGCTGCCGGCACCATCCGTGGCGACGTTGCGGCCATGGAAGCCGATGCTGGCGGGCCGGTGATCGACGGCAACGCCCCGATGTGATACGCCTGCTGTGCCCGGACAACTGGGCACAGCACCTCACCTAATCAAACACAAAACGCGAGTGTGGAGCAATGTCAGACATCGATGCCTTCGATGAACGCCCTGCCGTCAACGATTCCAACTTGGAGGCCCTTCTGAAGCAGGCCGAAGAGCTGATCGGCCTTGAGAATCAGATCGCCGACCTTGAGGGTCTTCTCAAGCGCCTCTCAGGCCGCGCCAACGAGCTCAAGACGCAGGCGATCCCGGACAAGATGGCCGAGATCGGACTGAGCGAATTTGCCACACCGGACGGTGGCAAGCTTAACGTTGAGGAGTTCGTCTCTGGCACCCTGCCCAGGGACCCTGACAAGCGCGCGGAAGCGATCAAGCAGATCGAAAGCTGGGACGCTGCCGAGGTGATCAAGAACGAGATAAATCTCTCCTTCTCTCGTTCGCAGCACAACGAGGCCATGGCGCTGGCCGAGGACTTGCGCCAAAAGGGCTTTGACTGCGAGGTCACGAGCAGTGTCCACCCGCAGACATACCTGGCGCTGATCCGTGAGCGCCTCGCTGAGGGTGAGTCGATCGACACTGATGTCATGGGTGTGTTCGTCGGTCGCAGGGCCAAGATCACTCTGCCAAAGGCGAAGAAGGTGAAGGGCTGATGTCACAGAAATTCACCATCATCGGTGCCGGCATGGCTGGCCTGTTCGCTGCTGCTGTGCTCCGCGAGGAGTGCAATTGCATCGTCGAGTCACAAAAGGAACTGCCAAACAATCACGCAGCCCTCCTGCGCTTCAAGAGCTCTGTCGTTGGCGACACCCTCAACATTCCCTTCAAGCCGATCTCTGTCATCAAGACCGTTCACACTCTAGGCAACCCAGTGGCGGATGCAGTTAGCTACTCACTCAAGACCAACGGGTCTGTTCAGTTGCGCTCGCTGGTGACTGCAGAAGGCAAGCCTGAGCGGCGCTACATCGCTCCCGAGGACTTTATCCCTCGCCTGCGCAACAAGGTCTCCGCACCTGTATTCCTTGGCGAGCCATGGGATGCAAAGCCCTTCAGTGGTCCGGTCATCTCGACTGTGCCGATGCCGGTGCTGATGAAGCTTCTCGGCTACAGTTGCGACGAGGCATTCTCTTTTGTCAATGGCTATGCTGTGACGGCACACCTGCGGGACTGCGACATTGGGGCGACTGTTTACATTCCTGACAGGAATGAGTTGGCCTATCGCGCCTCCATCACCGGGTCCAAGCTTATCGTGGAGTATGCCTTTCCTGGCAAGAGCAAGGCGCAGGCCGATCAGGCCATGGACCACTTGATCAACGGACGTGGTGCCATGAACAAGCATCTCACATGGGTGATGTCGCTCATGGGATTGCGCTACTCTGACTTGATCGACGAACCGCAGGCTCGCCCTCAGCCATATGCCAAGATACTGCCAATCAGCGAGGACGCGCGCAAGCGGTTCCTGCTTTGGGCAACGGAGCACCACAACGTCTACTCTTTTGGTCGCTTCGCCACGTGGCGTCCTGGACTGTTGCTCGACGATCTTGTCAATGACTTGCGAGTCATCCAGCGCCTCGCGAACGGCGGCACCAGTTACGACGCGAGGAAGTCTTGATGGCCAAATTCAAGCACCACAAATATACCTACACCAACCGCTTTGGCTATCCACAGCACAGATGGGAACTAGTCGGCCCAGAGGGTGGAATTCACTTTCACGTCACGATGGTGAAGGACTTTGAGCCCTCTTGCGGGTTGGAGTTTCACCACTCTGCAATTTCAGGATACCGAAAGGGAGAGGCACCAGACCACAAAGACTGCCCCTTGATAGGTGGCAACTGCTGGCACACTGGCACGAGCCTTTACGCCTCGGAGATCGTCTGGCCTCTGCTGAAGAATTACCTCTTTGGGGGTGATCACGACAGTGCATTCAGGCTTCTTGAGCAGGAATACGACCAACACTTTGAAAGGATCAAGCGCGATGCCTAAGGTAACACTGATTTCCTACACCGGTCACGGCCACCCGGACCCGCTCTATGCCGCGCGGCTGCTAGCCTTCACAAAGGCCACGCGCCTGAACATGGACCCCCATGGGTTTGAGAGTATGATGGCCAAGCCAGCCAGCGAGATTCTCTCTGAGCTCGAATACATGGCCGGGACAATTCCTTCCAGCTGGGAGTTTGGAGACCTCGTGTTCCTGATCACCGAGGTCAGCCGGGCCACCGCCCAGCAGATCACTCGCACCCGCACTGCCTCCTTCGCCATGCAGTCCCAGCGGGTGACTGACATGGCGAAGGTGAATTGGGAAAGCCGCTTCGGCGAGATCGAATCCATGGGCATCAATGTCAGCTATGATGACGCCATGAAAAGGGCAATCGAAAACTACTCTGAATTCGTGAAGTCTGGGATGAGCCTGGAAGACGCACGCGACCTTCTGCCGATCGGGGTGCATTGCAACCTCGTCGCAAAGTACAATTTCCGCACTGTCGTTGAGACCTGCATCGCTCGTGATTCGATCCGGGTCCAGGGGCCTTACCGTTCAGTCGTCAGCCAGATGAAGGAAGAGGTGTTGCGCGTCTGGCCTTGGTCCGAGACCTTCTTCCGTCCGCGCGAGGAGCGTGCGCTGAAGATGCTGCAGGAGGTCGCCGAGCAGCTGGCAGAGGCTGGCGCTGTCTACAAGGGGCCTGCTGGCCAGATCGCCAAGGCCATTGACCTGATCAAGAAGGGGTAGGAGCCATGACACTGCAAGAATTCTACGATTTGCTCGACCAGCACGACTGGTATTATCAATACTCCGACGATCGCTCGGTGTACAACCGGGGCAAGGAACAGCAAGCCAAGATCGAGGCTCAGGCAAGCGGTCGTCGCGAATTCAAGCTTCTACTCGAGGCTTTCCGTTCCTACATCCGTGGTTCAGGACCCAAGCCGGAGCGTCCGCAATGAGAAGGTCCTGGATTGTCGTCGACCTCGACGGAACCTTGTGCGACTGCTCCCACCGCGTGCACTGGGCTCAGGCCAAGCAATGGGACGAGTTCCACGCAGGCATCCCCGATGACAAGCCGCACGAAGATGTTGCGGCGTTGCTGGAGGTTCTTGGTGAAGGGAGGAGTGTTCTGCTCTGCACCGGTCGCAATGAACGCCACCGCTCCGCCACTGAAAAGTGGCTGCGCAAATTCTCTCTCGATCAGTTCATCTCTGAGTTGATCATGCGCCAGGACGATCAAAAGGGGCCGGACCACGAGCTCAAGCTGAGCATGACATACGAATTCTTTGGGTCTGAGGAAAAGGCCCTGGAAAGTGTTCTCTTTGTTCTGGACGACCGAGATCGTGTCGTTCAGGCTTGGAGGGATGCCGGCTTCAGGTGCTGGCAAGTCGCAGCAGGCTCTTACTGAGAAGGAAAACGAGAAGATGAGCGAACAGACCACATGGATCGAAGACTCAGCCATGAATGAGAGTGCTTCACCGAGAAAGGCAGAATTGACGGAGGAGGAGCGCGAAGTGCTGCGCGAGCTTGAGGGCATCGCCCCCAAGGCGACGGGCCTGCCTTTGCAGTCCGAAGCTTTGCAGCCCACGGAGCACCGCCCAATCTCCAAGACAGACCCCGCTCCGGAACAGCACTTCGTCGTCAAGGAGCTTGAGGGCAAGGCGGCTCTCTTCCAGCAGCGTCACGCGGTCTACGGTGACAACTACAAGCGGTTCGGCCCCGTCATGACGATGCTGCTCGATGGGCAGGCGCTGAGCACCCGCTCCATGCGTGACATGAGCCGGCTGGGACTGTTTGTTCAGCTAGTCTCCAAGATCACTCGTTACGGTGAGAATTTCAACCGTGGTGGCCACGCTGACTCCCTCGACGACATCGCAGTCTATGCGATGATGCTGAAAGAGATTGACAGCAAGTGATGTGCCACTGGGACCCAAATCTGCTGCCGGGCTTCGGCGTTGTGGCGCTGGGCCCCTGCCGTATCTACGGCGACGAGCGTTGCGAGATTGCGGCGCTCGTCGACCGAGACGACTACCACTGGCTCAGTCAGTGGCGCTGGTCTCCCAAGTGGTCGCGCGGCCACAAGAAATTCTACCTGCGGCGCACCCTTCAGACAGTTTTTCAGGAGTGTGGCTACAACGAGCACACAGGTCAGAGGGAGCGTGTCAGGGTTCAGAAGACACTCTTCCTCCACACAGCAGTGATTCTCCGCACAGGGATCGCGCCACCCAGCCCTGAGCACTGCCTCGTCGATCACATCGACGGAAACTCCCTAAACTGCCAGCGTCACAACCTGCGCTGGGCAACACCAAAGATGAATGCACAGAGGGGTTACCGTTCATGATACACCTGCTGTTTGACACCGAGACCACCAACCTCGTCCACAACTCACTCCAACCACTGACCAAGCAGCCCCGCATCATTGAGTTCTTCGGGCTGTTTCTTGACGACAAAGCGGACTGGGCTGAGGTTGGCACTGTCCACTCTTACATCAATCCTGGCGTGCCGATCCCTGAAAAGGTGACAGAGATCACCCGCATCACAGACGCCATGCTCGTCGGCAAGCCGTCATGGAAGGAGTTCCAAACTTCTGTGAGCGCGGCATTGCAGCGGGCGGATGTGGTGGTTGCGCACAACCTTTCCTACGACATGACTGTCGTCGAATTTGAGTACGAGCGCAACGGTGGCCTGCATTCCGCCGGAACCATGCCGCCTTGGCCGGAGCGTCGCATCTGCACTGTCGAGGCCACTGAGCACATCAAGGGCTTTCGACTTTCCCTGACAAATTTGCACTTGGAGCTTTTCGGAGAGGGCTTCGAGAAGGCACACTCAGCTGAAAATGACGTGCGGGCTATGGCTCGTTGCTACAAGGAGTTGGTGCGCAGAGGTGAGATATGATCAATTCAGAGCGCAACAAGGGGCTGCGATGTCCAAATTGTGACTCTGTGAGGCTCGCCACAGAAGAAACTCGGGCGCGCGGAAAAATGACGCGGCGCGCAAAGCGATGCCAAGTTTGTCGCTCCCGCTTTTACACACTTGAGATGGTTGAGTTGGACGTGCCGTCTTCGCCAGAACTAGACAGGCTGTTTGAAAGGTAACAAATGTCCGCCCGCATCCGCACTGGCTACTCATTCCGCATGGCCGCTGGAAAGATCGAAGATGTGCTGGCCCGCATCAAGGCTGTCGGTCTGAGCGCAGCCCCCATCACCGACACTGCGTCGACATTTGGGTGGGTGAAGTGGAACAAGGCTGCGAAAAAGGCAGGTCTGAAGCCACACTTTGGGGTTGAACTGGCAGTGACCAATTCCCTCAACGACAAGAAGCCGGCAGTCGACTACTGGACATTCATCGCTCGTGACTCCCTCGTGCCACTGCATGAATTAATCGCAATTGCGACCAACCAGTTTAGGTACCAGCCGATGCTGACGGTCGAGCAGGCGTGCTCAAGGGCGGACGTTTCGGTCGTGATGGGCACTCGCACGGACTTTTCCTCCGTGGCCGCAGCGCCCCACTTATTCTTTGGCCTTGGCCCGTCCGTGGTCAAGGGGCAGCTCAGGCGCGCCATCGATGGTGGCCACAAGCTGATCGCAGTCAGTGACAATCGCTATCCAGAGCCTGGCCAGCAGGGCTTCTATGAGACTGTCTGCGGGCGCAATGCCTCCACGCAGTCTTACCCTCAGTGGATAATGGGCGACGAGGAATGGGCAATGGAATTGCGCAGGCGGAACGATCTTGTCACTCCCGAGATCGCCGCACAGGCGCTCGCCAATCGGGATGAGGTTCTGGGGGCTTCAGTCGCTAAGCTCCAGATGGCTGAGATGGTGCACCCTGATCGGCCTGCAACTCTGGAGGAAATGTGTCGGGAAGGTGCAAGGCGGCTAGGCTGCGACATCACCCGACCGGAATATGCAGCGCGGCTCGATCGGGAGTTAAAGCTGATCGCTGACAAGCAGTACGAGGACTACTTCTACCTCGTTGCGGACATCTGCCAGTGGGCTCGTGACCGAATGATCGTCGGCCCAGCACGCGGCTCTTCGTGCGGCTCGCTGGTGTGCTACCTGCTGCGCATCACCACTGTGGACCCAATACCTTATGGTCTCATTTTCGAACGCTTCATCGACATCAACCGCTCCGACCTGCCGGACATCGACATCGACTTCCCGGAGCATCGGCGTCACGAGGTGTTTGAGTATGCTGCTGCCAAGTATGGGCGCGACAAGGTCGCGCGACTCGGCACTGTGGCGATGTACCAGCCACGCTCAGCCCTGAAGGAGGCTGCTGGCGCCATGGACATTCCTCCTTGGCTGCTGGACCCAGTGATGGACTCAATCATCGAGCGTTCCTCTGGCGACTCTCGCGCGCTTCAGGCCACAGAGGACACCCTGCGCGACACTGAGGCTGGACGAGATTTCCTAGCTAAATATCCCGAGATCCTCGTCGCGACCAAGATGGAGGGCCACCCGCGCCACGCAGGCCAGCACGCCGCAGGCATCGTGATCACTGAGCGCCCTGTCCACCACTATGTGGCAGTTGACCAGCGCACAGGGGCCACCATGTGCGACAAGAAGGACGCCGAGGAGCTCAATCTGCTGAAGATTGACGCACTGGGCTTGACGCAGCTCTCCATCTTTGAGAAGGCACTGGAGCTCGCTGGCCTGCCACGCGACCACCTTTTCTCGATCCCGTTGGACGACCCAGCTGCATTCAAGGTGCTCAATGACAAGAAGTACTCCGGCATCTTTCAGTTCAACGGGCTGGCGCTGCAGTCCATCACTGATCAGGTGCCAGTCAATTCACTCAACGACATCGTCGCCATTACCGCGCTAGCGCGTCCAGGGCCATTGAACACAGGCGGCACCGGCCACTGGATCAAGGTCCGTACCGGAAGAGAGAAAGAGACCTATGCCCATCCGCTGTTCGAGCCACACCTGAAATCGACACTGGGCGTCGTGGCCTACCAAGAGCAGGTGATGATCATCGGTCGTGAGATCGGTGGCCTTAGCTGGGAGGATGTGACGGCGCTGCGCAAGGCGATGTCAAAGTCCCTCGGCAAGGAGTTCTTCGACCAGTACGGCGATCGCTGGAAAGCCGGGGCGAGGGCCAAGGGCATCCCTGAAGAGGTGCTGACTAAGGTCTGGGACGACCTTTGTGCCTATGGCTCTTGGGCCTTCAACCTTTCACACGCACTGGCCTATGGACTGGTCAGCTATTACTGTTGTTGGCTCAAGGCTCACTATCCGCTGGAGTTTGCGGCTGCGACATTGACCTACACCGACTCACCCGAGACCCAGATAAAACTGCTGCGTGAGTTGGCGGCCGAAGGGGTGAGCTATCTGCCAGCTGACGCTGACTATTCGACCGACACCTGGACTGTCAAGAAAGGCGGCAACTGGAATCACCTCGTCGGCCCACTCAACAATGTGCTCGGAATCGGGCCGAAGATGATGGCGACAATCATGGGGGCTCGTCAGCGCGGCGAGCCGCTGCCAGACAGAGCCAGGAAATTGCTAGAGAGTCCCCGCACCAAGATTGATTCGTTGTTCCCGATCTCGGACGCATTCCGTCGGCTGCTGCCTGACCCCAAGGCAGCCAACATCATCTCGCAGCCAAAGGCTTTGTCCACTGTGCAGGTTGACGGCACTGAGCAAGAAGTGTTGGTGTTCTGCGCTGTTGAGTCGATCAAGCCGAAGGACGAGAATGAGGAAATCAACGTCGCCAAGCGCGGCGGCAGGCGGCTCACAGGTCCTACACTTTCGCTCAACTTGCGGCTGGCAGACGACACTGACGTGATCTTTGCCAAGGTCAATCGCTGGGACTATGAGCGCCTCGGTCGACCGATCGTGGAGCGCGGACGCGCAGGCAAGGCCCTCTATGCAATCAAGGGCAATGTGCCGAAAGACTTCAGGATGATCGCTGTCAAGAACGTCCGCTATATAGGGGATATGGAGGATGGAAAATGATCTCAGCAAATAAGGAGCCCACCCTATGACCCCGATTGAAGCGGCATTGAAGGTGTATGACAACACCATCATCGGCACGTCAGAAACCCACTTGCGCCAGATCATCACCGCGTTTCTGGACGCGGCGGCGAGGGACAACCGCACCTGCAACGACGTGTTCTGGGCATT